TGTAGTGATTTTGGAACGTGTTTCTTCTTATTAAATAGTAGTAAAAAATATTTTTTAAAAATTGTTTGAAAACTTTTTATTTATCTATTGACAATAGAAAAATAAGTTGATATAATTGCATTGTAACTTAAAACAATGCAATATATGAAAGAGAGGTAAATTATTATGAGTATTGCAAACAAGTATAACAAAGTAGCATTATTTACATTTTCAGCACCTAAGGATTTTGAGTATGAGTCATTACACGATTTATATAAGAAAAACGGTAAAGATTTTGTGTATGAAATTAAAGCTATGTATATCAACAAAAAGTCAACCTTTGGTGAAAGTCCAGTTATTGCAACAAGTGATTGTTTTGTAAATCTTCCGAGTCATTTAACAGATGTTGTTAAAGAAATGATGAAAGATATTGAGGTTGTAAATGCAGTAAATGAGGGTCATTTAGGTATGCAGATTTACACATATGAAACTAAACATAGAAAAGAATTGTGTTATTCTGTAAATTGGGTTGACTGCTAATCGTTTTGACGGGGGTGACGGTTGAAATTTGACCGTCACTTTTTATTTAAAGGTGGTGATAAAATGGATAAAAAAGATATTGCAAAAATAGGTAAATATTGCAAAGATTTTCGAGAAAATACATTAAAAATATCATTAACAAATTTTTGTGAAATAAATAGCGAAAAGATTAAAAATGTTTCGGCGTTCGAGAATGGACGGGCAAACAATATCAAATATTTATTTCTATATTATAGATTAAGTATCGATAAACAGAGAAAAATATTTTTAGAGGGTTTATTTAATCAATTATAAGGGGGTAAATATGGCAGTAAAAGTCGCTAGTGATGAATATAAAATATTGAAAAAAGAAGTATCTCGTATGGCAAGTATGGCTAACAAAAGATTAGTACGACTTGAAAAGAATGAATTAACTGATTTACCCGCTTATAAAAGTTGGTACGACAATGGACACATAAAGTTTAGTGTGAAAAATAAAGATTACAATCAGTTGCAAAGTGAGTTTTGGAGATTGAAACGTTTTCTTGATGATAAGACAAGTACAGTAAGACAAGCTAACAAATTTTTAAAAGAGATGGCAGAAAACACAGGCATTAAATACAATGGTTTATCAGATTTAAAAAGTAAATCAAAACAGTTTTTTGAATTAGCTGGCAAAATTAAACAGTATTACCGAAGTGCTAATCAATCTGCAATTGCACTTGATTATCAAAAAATTTGGCAACAGATAAATACACAAATTAAACAAGGTGTAATTGCAATCGGTGGTACTGAAAGCACTGAAAGCATTTTAAACAAATATTTAACAGAATTAGATAAGGTGCAACCCGTTGAAAACAATCTTGAGGGTTATAAGGATAATTCAAACATTTACGATTTTATACAAATTTAGTTTAAAAAGGTGGTGGGGTTTTTGTTAAATTATCGAGATGTTGATTTTGAGAAAATTGAATTTGATACAATTGCTAGTTTTGATAAGAAAACAAAAACTGTAAAACACTATATCAATATTGAATGTGGTTTTGATATCGAAACAACATCAACAATTATTGACGAAACTGTTAAATTTGCTTTTATGTATGAATGGACTTTTGGTATTAAAAACAGTGACTATATTTGTTATGGTAGAACGTGGGAAGAATTTATAGAATTATGTCACTATTTACAAGATGTTTATGAATTATCCCCTTATGGCAACATTTTGGTTGTATATATACATAACTTTAGTTATGAATTTCAGTTTATGCGAAAATACTTTCAGTGGGATAATGTTTTTGCAGTTGATGAACGTAAACCTATACGTGCATTGTGTAGTTTAGGGATTGAATTTAGGGATAGTTATATTTTGTCGGGTTATAGTTTAGCAAAATTAGCCGAAAATTTAGTTTCTCATAAAATAAAAAAATTGTACGGTGATTTAGATTATTCTTTGATTAGGACACACGAAACAGATTTATCCGATAAAGAACTCGAGTATTGTAACAATGATGTTGAAATTATATTAGATTATATTAACGAACAAATACAACAATACGGAGATATAACAAAAATTCCTATGACGAACACGGGCAGAGTTAGAAAATTTGTGCGTGAAAAATGTTATTTTACAGATAAATCACATAAAAAAGCTAGTAGAGGTAAATTCCAACGATATAACGAGTTAATGCAAGAATTAACATTGACTGATACTGAATATATAATGTTAAAACGTTGTTTTATGGGTGGATTTACTCACGCGAGTATGTTGTATAGTGGTGAACTTTTACACAATGTTGCAAGTATTGATTTTACTAGTAGTTATCCAGCTGTTATGTTGTCAGAAAAATTCCCTATGTCTAAACCTATTCCCGTTGATTTAAAACAAGAGGACTTTTGGGAACTGTTAAAAAGTGATGATTATAGTATGATGTTTGACGTTAAATTTTATGGTCTGCATAGTAAATTATCCTTTGAAACATATTTATCTGAAAGCAAGTGTTCAATAAAAGAAAATGCAGTTATAAATAATGGTAGAATTTTTAGTGCTGATTTAGTTCAAACAACTATGACAAGTGTCGATTTTAAAATTATGCAACAATGCTATAATTGGGAACGGGTTGAAGTTGCGAACGTGTATAAATTTTATATGCAGTATTTGCCCAAGGCGATTTTAATGTCAATTCTTGAGTTGTATGGAAACAAAACAACGTTAAAAGGTGTGGACGGTAAAGAGGTTGAATATCTGCTATCAAAAGGAATGTTAAATTCTGTATACGGTATGTGTGTAACTGATATTGTCAGAAATACTATTGAATATAATGATAGTTGGAACGTGGAAAAATTCACAAAAGAAACAATGAAAGAACAAATTGAGAAATACAATGAAAGTAAAACACGTTTCTTATATTATCCGTGGGGTGTTTGGGTAACTGCATATGCACGTAAAAATTTATGGACGGGGATTTTGAATATTGGTATAGATTATATTTATTCTGATACCGATAGTATAAAGTTATTAAATTATGAAAAACATAAACCTTTTATAGAATGGTATAATAAAGATATTGAAAGAAAATTAAAAGAGATGTGTGAGTTTAGAAAAATCGATTTTAATTTAATGAAACCAAAAACAATAAAAGGAGTCGAAAAACTAATAGGTGTTTGGGATTTTGAGGGCATTTATGATAACTTTAAAACTTTAGGTGCAAAACGTTATTTAGTTTCAGAAAAGGGAAAGTTACATTTAACTGTTGCCGGGCTATCAAAACAGAATGGTGTTGATTATATGCTTAAAATATGTAATAATGATATTGAAAAAGTGTTTGAAATTTTTAATGATGATTTATATATTCCCGATAGTGAAACGGGTAAAAATACACATACTTATATTGATGAAGAAATAACAGCTACAATAACAGATTATCAAGGTAATACATCAGAGATTACAAGTTTATCAAGTGTGCATTTATCGCCTTGTGAATTTACGTTATCTATCAGTAAACAATACAGTAAGTTTTTACAAGATTTAAAAAATGGTTATTTGTTTACGGGTGTATCAGCAGAATAATTTATCACGTGGAACAAAAATGTTTCACGTGAAACATTTTAGAAAAGAGGTAAAACAATGGCAAAAGTTAAATATTATAATTTGCAAAAAATACTATCAAAAAAATGTATTTACAATATTATTTTTGGAGAACGTTCCAATGGTAAAACCTATAGTGTATTAAAATATGCGTTGGAACAATTTGCTAACACGGGTGGTCAATTAGCAATTGTTAGACGATGGAGAGAAGATATAGTCGGTAGACGGGCAAGTGATATTTTTAACGCAATAAATGTAAACAACGAAGTCGAAAAAATTACAAAAGGTGAATACACTGGTGTGACATATTATGGGGGTAAATTTTATTTATGTAATTATGACGAAAAAGGAAAACCCGTTTATAATATTGAAACTGACTGTTTTGCATATGCGTTCGCATTATCAGAAATGGAACACAATAAATCTATCAGTTATCCCAAGATTACAACAATTATGTTTGACGAGTTTTTGACTAAACACGTGTATTTGCAAGATGAATTTATTTTATTTATGAACACAATATCTACAATTGTAAGACAGAGGTCAGATGTAACTATTTTTATGCTAGGAAATACTGTAAATAAATATTGTCCTTATTTTGAAGAAATGGGTTTAAAACATATTAAAGAAATGGCACAAGGTAGTATAGATGTTTATACCTACGGTGAAAGTGAATTAAAAGTGGCAGTAGAATATTGTGCCAACATTAGTAAACAAAAGAAGTCAAATTTTTACTTTGCTTTCAACAATCCAAAACTGCATATGATAACTAGTGGTGCGTGGGAATTAGATATATACCCACATTTACCTATAAAATATAAACCAAAAGATATCATATTTTATTATTTTATTGTATTTGGTGGAAATACTTATCAGTGTGAGGTTATACAAGATAAAAACGGGGAAATGTTTACTTACATTCATATAAAAACAACTGAATTAAAAGACAATACAAAAGATTTAATATATACACTTGATTATAATTATGGTTTAAATTATAATAGAAATATCTGTAAACCTATTTCAAAACTACAAAAGAGGTTATTATGGTTTTTCCAAACTGACCGAGTTTTTTATCAATCTAACGAAGTAGGTGATAGTATTAACAATTATTTAAAAATTTGCAAGGGGGTATAATCGTGGATTTACAATCGATTGTGCAATTTATTAACAGTGTAGGTTTTCCTATTGTATGCTGCACAGCTTTATTCTGTCAAACCAATAAACAAGCTGAACTGCACGAAAAAGAAATGCTAGAATTAAAAAATGTCATTGAAAACAATACGTTGATGTTGCACGAACTAGCATCAAAAATTAATGACATAAAAGAAAATTGAAAGTGAGGTTTTATAATGGCAAAAGTTGATAAATATTTTTTGGGTAGTAACAATAATAATTTCTGTATTACAGATAAGGAAACAAATGTAAATAATCATATTAAATATATGTTAAATCGCTCTAACATTATGTTTCAGTATGAGGGTTTACCCGATACAATTCCTCAAGATGAGTTAGAATTATTGTTGCAAACAAACGGGTTCGCAATTGTTACAAAAATTGATGATGAGTTATATGCTATAAATGGTGGTTTAGGTGGCGAGGGGGACGTATACAACAATCCTACTGTTGCCACTGTTTCAATACCGTGTAAAAACTACAACAAAACATTAACTATTGACGAGGACTGCATTGTTATTTCAAACGACACTATGCAAATAGGTTTAATTCCTATGTATCAAAAGTATTGTACGTTATTAAATGAAAATGAAATCACAATGTTTTTGGCAGATGTTAATAAACGTGTTCAGAATTTATTATCTGCTAATGATGATAATACTGTACAGAGTGCTAAGAAGTTTTTATCAGATGTTTTGGACGGTAAACTTGGTGTTATTGCCGAAAGTAAATTATTTGATAGCTTAAAGGTCAATAGTGCGACAACGACTGATGTTTCATTAACTGATTTATTTGAGTATGAACAATACTTAAAAGCAAGCTTATTTAATGAAATAGGTTTAAGTGCAAATTTCAATATGAAAAGGGAACGTTTAACGAGTGCAGAAGTTGAAAGTAATACCGATAACTTATATCCTTTGGTTGATAATATGTTAGGTAATCGCCGAAAAGCTATTAAGAAAATCAATGAAATGTTTGGCACAAATATTACAGTTGAATTTAATTCAAGTTGGGATTATCGTATAAAGCAAGGTGAACCTATTACAACGGGTGAGGATTTAGAAACAAAAAATGTGGATAATGTTGATAATATTGTGGATAACAATGTTTTACGTGAAACATTAAGCGAAGAAACAGAAGAAACAGCAGAGGAAACATCAGCAGAAGAAACAGAAGAAACAGAAGAAACAGCAGAAGAAACAGAGGAAGAAACAGAGGAAGAAACAGAAACAGAGGAAACCGAAAATGACAAAAAAGAAAATGATTAGTATTTATATCAAAAATTTCTTTTACATTTTACGGGTAAAATGGTTAGTTAAAAACGGGTGTCGGCATAATTGTTTTTTATGCCGATATTCTTATGAATGTTTTACCCAACTAATGTATGAAAAAGAGGGTGCAAAAAATGTCAGTAAAAAAGGTAAAAAGTGATTTAAACTCTTTATGCAATATTGTTACTCCTACAGTAACAAGCTGTGATAGACTTATTACAGTAGTAAATAGTTTGGGGTTTGTTAGTGAAAATGATTTAAGTAATATAAGTCAATCAGCAGAGCGTTGTATCAGTTCAATTAAAAAGTGTGAAAGTATAATAAAAACTGTGCATAGTGAATGTAGTATCGAGTTAAATATCTTCTTTAAAGAATACAATACATTTACACAAAATATTTCAACAGAATGCACACAAATTATTGAACATTTAGAAAATCTGATTGATATATGTAATAGTTGCAGAGAGTTTTATAGAATTTCTAACGAAGTTGAATGGATTTTAATGTGTAATGTTACTCCTAATTTATTTACGTGGATAGGTGGACTATTGTACAGTTTTAAAAATAAATTAAATACGTTGCAGTTGAAAACATATGAACGCAATAGCAGTTTAATAATGAAAGTGAGGAAATAAATTATGTTAGTAAAAGATAAATTAGATGGGTTATTTGTTGAGATGAGTAATATCAAAAATTTAGCATTATTTGATAGTATTAAACCACACTTAATTGATAGATATTATTGTGGTATGTATGGTAATCGTACGTTATCATCAATTGCAGAAACAAACAGTGTACACGATTTAGCCGAGATTATTATTGAATTTTTTGGTACAAAATGGGATAGTATTCTATTACAGTATACTTTAAGTGTGGAAAGTTTAACGGAGTACAGTGAAAAAATAAGTGAAACTATCACAGACAACGGTAACAATAATTTTACCCGTGACAACAAAAATCAAGTATCAGCTTTTAATGATGAAAATTTCGTTGATGATAAAAATGAAACTGAAACCCAAACAACCGAAACAACAAATACAAAAACTCGTGAACAAATTATCACGAAGTTACGAGATACAACAGACTATAAAGATTTCATATTCTACTTGCAAAATGATTATTTATGTGATACAATTTTTAAAGATATAAATGATATATCAACATTACAAATTTTTAGTTAATGAAAGAGAGGTAAACAATGACAGTAAAACAGATTTATGATTTAATGAATGGTGTAACAGATGAAATATTAGGAAAAACAGATGTTGTTAATGAAGATTTATCAAACGTTATTGACTTGGGTAATGAAATTTTTAATGCCACAGATGTTGACAACTATGTTAAATCGTTGGTAAACCACATCGGAAAAGTAATTTTTGTTGACCGTAAATACAGTGGTAACGTGCCAAGTCTTGTAATGGATAGTTGGGAGTTCGGTTCGGTTCTTGAAAAAATAACAGCTGATATACCGAACGCAACCGAAAATTCAAGTTATGAACTTGAGGACGGGCATAGTTATGATACAAATGTCTTTTACAAGCCTAGTGTATCAGCTAAATTTTTCAACAGCAAGGTAACATTTGAAGTACCTATGTCATTCACTGAATTGCAGGTAAAACAGAGTTTTTCAAGTGCTAATCAGCTTAATGGTTTTGTGTCTATGCTTTACAATTCAGTTGATAAGTCTATGACTGTAAAAATGGATAGCCTCATAATGAGAACCATCAACAATATGATAGCTGAAACTGCTTATGCAGACTTATATGATAAATCATCTAAATCACTTGTACCTACAAACACTGGTGTACGTGCAGTAAATTTACTTAAACTTTACAATGAAAAAACTGGTGCAGAATTGACAGCAGACAAGGCGATTACAGATAAAGAATTTATCAGATTTTCTAGCTATATGATGTCACTTTACATTGATAGATTATCAAAAATTTCAACTTTATTTAATGTAGGTGGAAAAGAACGTTTCACACCGTCAGAAATGTTAGGAGTTGTAATGTTATCAGAATTTAAAGCAAGTGCAACTAGCTATTTACAGTCTGATACTTTCCACGATAATTATGTGGCATTACCTAATTCTGAAACCGTACCATATTGGCAGGGGTCAGGCACATCATATAATTTTGCAGATACTTCAAAAATCAATGTAAAAACAAGTGCAGGTAATACAGTTGAATTAAGTGGTATTCTTGCTATTATGTATGACCGTGACGCAATGGGGGTATGTAATCTTGATAGACGTGTCACAACAAACTACAATGCCAAGGCAGAATTTTTCAACAATTATTATAAGTTTGACGCAAGCTATTTCAATGATTTAAACGAGAACTTCGTTGTATTCTTTATTGCGTAATAAACCCGTGAAATTTTTTGGACGGTTGACGGTTTAACACTTGAACCGTTGACCGTTCTTTTTTGTTTCACGTGAAACATTAAAGGTGGTGACTGTATGAAGATATATTTATATAATACAAAATCAAGTAATAACACATTAGATAAAGTGTTAGAAAATGAAACAGAATTTGATATTAAATTTAAAGCACAAGCTAGCCGAACACAACCTACAGTAGTGTTACATAGTGATACAATGATAGATTTCAACTATGCACATATACCCGATTTTGACCGTTATTATTTTATTGAAAATGTTGAAGTTACTCCAAACAAAATATACGTTATTTCATTACGTTGTGATGTGTTGGAAAGTTTCAAAGAGGATATTAAAAAATCGAGTGGTTACATCAACCAACAGACAACATATAACAAATATTTTAATTCTGATTTCCAAACAGAAGTTAAAAAAGAAGTTGATATTATTAAAAGTGATATTACATTTGATTGTGAAAATACGACAATACTTGTAACAATAGGGGGTGTGTGATTTTGGCTTATGCGTTCACAATATATGCACGTTATGATACGGATATTGAGTATGGTAATTCTGAAATAGATAAATCTTTATTTAAGATAACTGTTGATGATATGACTACTCTGATAAATAAAAACGGTAATGTTGGTGCTAAAATAACGAGTTTTGATAGCGATACTCATTTTATTGAATTTTATATTGATAATTTAGCAATATCTGATTGCATTATTTATGACCGTTATAATGAAGATGTAACTAATACATTATTATCTTTTGGAATAACTAAAACTGTTACAAATAATAAAATCAAAATTGAGGGTACGGGGGAACAGTTTAGTAATTTTTGTGATGAGATAGGTGGGGGTTTATATCCATATATCAAAGTTAAAGTTGTTCAAGGTACTCCTAAAGTTAATTATACTATAACTGAAAATATAAACGGTGTAAGTAGTGATAACCGTGACGAGTCACTTGAAGAAAATCTATGTAAAACCATTACTTATACAGTTAATGAAGATGATACAATTATTACGGGGTATAATTCTAATATAGGTACTTTAGTTTTAAGTACTGATAAAAAAAGTTTAATATGGACTTTTACTGCTACAGAAAATGCTATAATAAATGTATCTGCTAGTAAGGAATTTCATATCAGAATAACGGGAACAATAAAGAATGCAAGTTGTAATTATTCAGACGGTGATTTAATAAATCCATTAAAACGTTTTGAAATTACTGCTAATGACGGGTATAGTTTTAAAAATATATACAATTATAAAGAAAACTATCTTACCTCAAGCATGGAAAAAACCAATGATAATACTAAATTATATGTTGATTTAAAGGATGGTTGCAACTACACATTTAATGATAATTATATAGCAACAAGAGAAGTCAAGCAAATAACCTCATTTTGTAATTTATATAAAGTAACTAATAAAGATTTATCAGAACTTGCAAAAAGTCGTTTTGCCAATGATTTTGATTACGGTACTTATATTACATCTTTATATCAAATACCTTTTCCTATTGATGATACTTTAGTTTCCGAAGATATTAGCAATATTATTTTAGGTAATTATGATACGGGGGTGAGTGTATCACGTTTTAATGATTATAAAGCAGAAATTGACGGGGGTACAATAACAGTTGCTGAAAAATACCAAAATGTGTATGACTACTTAAATACTGAATGTATATTACATTTACCATATTTTAATAAAATGTTTTTAAATACTGAATATGTTATAAATCAAACTTTGACTATAAAGTATATTATTGATTTATATACGGGTAATGTAACTTGCAATATCTATTCAAGCTTTATCAATGACATAATTGAAAGTCAAACACAGCAAATTGCTATAAATATACCATTTATCCAAAAACAAAACAATAATATTATTGGTACTCTTTCAAATATAAACAAGAATATCATAGATACTGCATTCATTGAAATAGTGAGAAATATACCCTACGATACAGTTAATATTTTTGGCAAAGAAACTATTGATTATGGTGTAATCGGTGATTATCACGGGTTTATTAAATGTCAAAACGTTATGTTAGAAACATCTGCTACTAATGAAGAAAAAGAAGAAATTGCAAGTTTATTAAAAGGGGGAATATTTATATGAATACAAATGAATTTATAGTAAAGATTGCTGACACAATACAGAGGGTTGCATTTTCTCGTGGTTATAAATACCCGTCAAGTGTTATAGCACAAGCTATTATTGAGAGTGGTAACGGTAATAGTCTACTTGCCAAAAAATATCATAACTACTTCGGGTTGAAATGTGGCAGTTCTTGGAATGGTAAGTCTGTAAATATGCGTACAAAAGAAGAGTATACAAAAGGCACAATCACAAATATACGTGATAATTTCCGTGTATTTGACACTATGGAAAAAGGTGTGCAAGGTTATTTTGATTTTATCAGTACGAAACGTTATGCAAATTTGAAAAAAGCAACTAGCAGTTATAATTATCTTGAACTTATAAAACAAGACGGTTATGCCACTAGTTATTCATACGTTGAAAATGTATACAGTGTTGTTAAAAAATTCAATCTTGAAAAATATGATAGAAAAGGAGTTACAAACGTGAAAAAAGAAGATTTAACATCTAAAGTATTAAACGGTGATGAAATTATTACAATACTTGCTAAAGAGGTTATACAAGGCAAATACGGGTATGGTAAAGATAGAGAAAAACAGTTAGGTTGTTTGTATGATTTAGTGCAGAAAAAAGTAAATGAATTGCTTTTCATCTATTGACAAAAGATTAGCATAGTAGTATACTTTATTATAGTAACTAAATAAATTTAATAAAGATAAGTGAGGTATTTTATTATGCAGCCAACATTAAAAGTAAAAGTAACAATTGCAACAATCTATGTGACATTCACAGACAAGTCAAAATCAAGTGAAACAAAACGTGTTTTATTTATCGGTACACCAATTAAAGCAGATGTTAAAAAGATGTTTGTTAAAACATTAGTTGCTGATGATATCAAGAAAACTACAGTTTGTGAACTTGAGAAAATCAATCTTGACTGTGATTTAACAAGTGCTAAGTTAGTAAAAACAGTTGAAGATTTTATCATAGAGAGTGCAAAAACAGTTGCAGAATTTGATAGCACAATTATTGATTAAAAACAACATTAAAACAAAACATTTAAAGAGTAGTTTTATACTACTCTTTTTTGTTGCATTTATTTACATAGAAACACGTTCCAAAATCACTACA